TTTGTTGTGTGTTGATATTTGATACCCTTTCTTTAGGACGACCCAACGTTGTGTCATCGCCATATCCTAATGGCACGTTGCCTGGATCAGATGTTATTCTACTTTTACCATATAATGATGCTAAATCATGTGGTGTACCATATGATTTGCCTGTTTCTAATGGATCATTTCCTTCTTCAGTTACTTGGCCTAATCTAAACTTACGCTTAGCATCTTGTAATATAAGATCTCTATACTCTTCAAATTGATCTTCACTAAAGTGAAACACATTATGGTAAATCCAATCTGTAGGAAGTAATTGAGCTTCCATTATGTTTTTAGCTAAGTCTACTTTTTCCTTCATTAAAGCAATACGCTCTTGATCGTAAATAATAGATGGAGTAGTTAATGAAATTTCAAAATTTGTTAATGTTTCACCTCTATATCCTTGAGTGTACAAATGTACTAATGCAATTTTATACAATTCAGACAATATAATACGTTGAATTCTATCAATTGTACGAGCAAAACGAATGTCTTCTGCTGCTAATGTTGCTTTACCTGACAAATCTTTATCGTAACCCATAAATGCTTTAGGCACTTTAAGTGCAGCAAACAACTTGTCTCTTAAATAAGCCACATCTTCAATGCCATTGTATTCTAAACCTTTAGTAGTTTCAATTTTAGTTGCTGTATCGTTGCCACGAACTGGAATGTAAAAATCTTCTAACATGTTTTGCATGTTGTACTTTAAGTTATATTCACCAGTTTGGGGATCCATATACGGTGTTTTCTTCATTGTGGTGATTGTCTTCTTCATAAAGTTTTCTACTTCATTAGGAGGAATAGCACCAACGTTAATGTAAAACACACGTTTTTCTGGAGCGCGAGATATTCTATGAATTAACATAGCATCTTCCATCAGTGTGTATTGCTTAAACAATTTACGTGCGGGTTCAATGTATGAACGACCATAAGGTAAATAGTTAACATCCGTTAATAAACGAAAGTGAGCCATTTCATAGTTGTCAAAATATATTCCACTTGAATCATCTTGTGCTTTTTGATTTGGAACAGTATACTGTCCTGTACCTCCAACATAACCATCTGGACTAAATCTAAATCTTACTGATGCTGGATTTTCTTTGTCGTAATTTTCTTGGCGCATAATATGATATGCTGTGTACGGTATAACATTATACACTCCAAACTTTTCAGCTATTTCTAACTTCAAGAAAAAGTCACCATATTTACACATTTGTCTAACCCAAGACCACATGTTAAACTCAATGTTTAACACATCATAAAACAAGTTGTAAAGTATTTTTTGAACGTCTTCATCTGAACTACGAATTTGTAACACTTCACCCATTTCATTTTTTAAAGAACATTCATCTGACACAATGTCTAAAGCAGAAGCTATAATAGCGTCTGTGTCCATTACATCATAGTCTGAGTATAGTTGAGATCTTAAATATTGATAGTTAACATTTAACTGTTGACCATAAAGTGACGTAGTGTTAGGTGAGTAAATTCTACTGTATCTGTCTACTAATGAATTTGTTTGATATTCACCACTTTGTTGGATTGAATTAACATCCATTACTCGAAGTTGATTGCCTCCTTCATTTCTGACAATTACGTCAGTTGAAAATAATCGTTTTAACCTCGGAAATATACTTTTATCTGCCATTTTTTATTTAATTAATTAACCAACTTATGTCTTCATTTTGATCATTTCCTACTTTCATTGAATATGGATTATCTGTTCCTGATGCAAAGTAAGCTCCTTGATATTGAGCAGGTCTTGATATGTTTCCAATTGTTGCTCTTGTCATTTCAATTCCTTGTTGTTTGTTTTTTAAAGCTGTGTCTCTTACATACATTGCTGTGTTGAAAGACATTACTAAATCATCATTGTAACCAGTTTGTGCTTCTGCTCTACCATTTTTCCAAACGAATATTTTCATTTCTTCAATCAATCGTTTTGATCTAATGATAACACTATGATCACCTAAATATTCTCTTCCCTTATTGATTACTAGTGGTCGTGATTTTAATGACATAGTAAAACCCGGTACCATTTTTGATGTGTCTTCATATCTACTATACGAATCAGAAGTTGGGGAGTCACTTTTAGATGAATAGTAAAGATTTCTATAGTTTCTTTCTAGAATAGCGTCTAATGTAGACCAACCAATGTTGGCATTTTCAACTACTAACAGTGCTTCGTTGTATTCTGTTGCTATACCAACTAACATATATCCAAATTCTTTTGGAGACAGTTGGCTTTTAAATTCTGCTACTTGAGCATTTGTTTCTAAGTCAAATACATGAAATGCTGAGTAGTCTTTACCATCACCTCTAGCAACGTCAGCTACTACCATGTAATTTCTTGAATAGTCAGGTGCTTCCCACACCCATAAATTCTTGTCTACTCCTCGTCTTTCCATTGGTTCAACAACGTTAGCAGTCATCATATATTCAAGATGTTCTGGATAGTAAACTACCTCACCTGATGTTGTAAAGTCACAGTCACACTCTTGTGCTGCTAATCTTGGATCTTGTAATTCTACATCTTGTTTATCTCTCCATGCTTGATCTCTCTCTGGATGTAAATGCCAAGGTAACTTAATTGGTAAAAAGTTATTTTCACCTGCTTCTGCTCTTACCCATGTTTTATGAAACCAATTTCCTGTTCCAAATGGAGTTGACAATACTATTGCTCCACCTCCAGTAGCTAAGGTTTGTTGAGCAGATGCCCAAATTGGTTCAATGCCCTCAATAAATGCTGCCTCATCTATAATTAGTAAAGACACAGCTTCAGATCTACCTGCGTCACTTGCTGCTGAGGTTGCTTTAATTTGTGAACCATTACTTAATCGTAAAGTTAACTTATTGTTTTCTTCTGCTCCTACTTTAAGCCATGATGGTAAATTATCATACATAAACTTGGTTTTAGTAACCATGTTTTTGGCTGTTTCTTGCTTAGTAGCTATACAAAGAATATTTTTATCTTTATGAAATGTCATCATCCACAAAGAATATCCTGCGGCTAATGTTGATATGCCTAATTGTCTTGACTTTAAAATAAGTGAATATGGATTGTCTTTCCATAAATTTAACACTTTAGCCTGAAATGGGTATAGGTTGAATATAACTCGTCCACGTTGTGGATGTTGTATGTTGCAATATTTACGCATAAAGTGGCTTGGATCTTGGGCACACTTAATGTATTCTGCTCTTATTATTTCTTTTAAATCTGACATTATTTTTTACCTATTTTCCAATAGACTCTTAAACTTATATTTGGTTGTAAATTTCCATCAATGCCTACTCCCAATCCATAAACACTTTTCTTTTTAGTTCTCAATAGTAATTCAGGACCAAAAAATCCAATACCTGTTGAACTTCCTACTAATCCTAAACCAGTGTAAAATTCATTTTTACTTTTAATGACTGTGTTAGTGACAGTTACTGTAGGAAGTTTAAGTGTATATTTTAAACTTCTTGATTGTACTTTATTTTGTGATATAGAATCATTTATGTATAAACATAATGTATCATTTATTAATGAATCTGTGTAAAAGTAGGTAGAATAATATTCTCCAATAACATATGCTGTGTCTATTTTAACAGTAGTGTCATGAACATATTTTACTTTAGTATGCCACTTAGGAATGTATGTTGGAATATACTTTGTTATAGTAACATATGATGTATCTGTTACAGTAATAGTATCATTTTCAGGTACAGTTACTTTACTTCCACCACAAGATTTTTGCAGTAATATAACAATAATTAGTGTTACTATAATTAGAAAGTAAAATTTACTCTTATTTTCAGACCAATTCATTATGATATAAGATCACCAGTAAGATTTTTAATTGTACTTACTTTGGTAAGTATACTTCTATTATTCTGGATATATTGTTTTAATGCTTTCATTTTCTTTTCATATTCAGCATCTTTATTCTTCATTGCTTTAATTTTAGCTGATAAGTTTTTTACAATAGTAGCTGCAGCATTAGCTGCTTTTATCTTTTCATCATCTATACCTTTAGATGCTGTTTTTTCTATATCTTTTTCTACTGCTTTGATGTCAGCCATTTTAGGCTCTTCTTCAGGAGTGTCAAATTCTTTGTCAACTTTAAAGAATGTATCTTCTTCATCTTCTACTTCTTCTTCGTCACCTGCTATTGCTATTACACCATCTTCTTCTGGTTCTGTTACTTCAGGTGATGTGTCTCCTTTAATTCTAGTTGTAGCAATCGCTCCAACCATTTTAAGTTCTTGAATTGCTGGGTTGATGTTTGCTGAGTCTTTTTTGCCTAATTTTTCTGCTAAGTCTTTTTGTGATATGCCTTCTTCTCCTGCCTCTGCTATGAAGTTCAATAAATTAGCAATCCAACTTCCCTCATATAAATCTTTAGCCGCTTCAAATTTTTCTTGATCACCTACTTTAAGAGTATTAGCTTTACGGGCCATTTCTTCTAATTCTGATTCATTTGTAGATGTTTTTGTAACCATAGCTGCAGTTGCTGCTGCTAATTCTTCTTTATCTACAGCCATAACTGCTGTAATTTGTGCTTTCTCTAGTGGATCTTTTACTGTTGATAATTTTTTAGTAGCATCAGCT